TTTCTGGATTATTCAAATCTGTCATGCTGCCGTCTCCATATATTTATCTGCCAAATCATGCATTAGTAGGTTTCCTGAACCTGACTCATACCAAATACCTAATTGGCCTTTTAATCTAAATCTTAAAAGTTCGTTTTGTTCTGTTTTACTGAAAACATCAGCACCTTGGTCAACTAGCCAGTTTGAGAAATCCTCAAACTTCGATGGCAGAAGGGCTAGACGATTCTTATAACTTCGGTTGCTTCCATACCGACTTCTTAATATTTGCCAGTCGCTCATGTTGCCACCTTCAATGTTTTAATTGCGTCATCTATAGCTTTGTTGAAGTTCCGAACATCTTGCTCTAATGCTTCTATTGGCAAGTCTTTGGCAAAGACACGAATTATGATGATCTGTAGTCCTTCTGGTAGACGTGGATCGTAGCTCACAAAGTCACACCATTCACGACGAGTACAAGCCAACTGACTTGTGATTTGCGGAATATACTCATCTGGAACTTGCTTAGTCAGAAGGGTATTCAAATGCGTTGTAGTGTCTGGACATTTAACTTCTATTTGCCCTTTGTCACATACAAGTCCATCTGGTGAAGCCCCGAACATTTCAATGAAAGGATGGTCAATTAAGCCCGTTCCAACTACAAAGTTTCCTGTTTCATTTTCATAAGCTGCTATTGCATGAGGCTCGTTGTCGATACCCCATTGCATAACAGTGTTTGTGAAGATTTCCTTCTGAACGCCAGTTAGGCGCTCAGCTAGAATAATTAAACCCAACGCATTTAAAGCTTTGCCTTTATTGGGCTTTGCATTTAAATCCTTTACTCGGCTTGCTGTGACTTTGCCACAGCGTTCCGAATGCCAATCTTCACTACGCTGGAGAATGTTCATAAGTTTCTCCCTGACGCTGTAAAGCTTGGTCAGCAAACTGAGCAATTTCTTTTAAGCTAATTGAGTGAACTTCCCAAAGGTGCTTTTTAAGATTTCCCTTTGGAGCCGCTACATAAGCCGCCTGCAAACGTTCTGTACCGTATTGAGCTTCTGATTTAAGCGTAGCTAAATGCTCATCTTCAAACGCTTGGTAGCCTTCTGGCACTTCGCTTGTAACATCCTTAATAGGCTGTCCACTTTCTGCAATACGTTCCGCTTCGTCTTGATCGTGAATGCCAACAAAACCAAATGCCAAGCGCGCACATTGAATAGTTGCTTTGTGACGCAAGAAGCGAGAAGGGTGACTCTGCCATGGGCCTTCAACAACATATCCAGATTTAGACTTGAAAGGTGGGCGATAACACTCAGCTAAATACTCGCGAACAACAGTAGGGTGGTCACGATCTTTACGATAGATAATGCATTCAACCCATTCAGGTGCAGCTACTTTCGCGCCTTCCATCTGAACCATATTTTCTGAGAACTTAAATTCCATACCATTGAAATTAGAATTTCCATTAATGATTCGAGACCAACCATCTACGCCAACAACTGGAATAATCCCTTTGTTTTTATCTGGGAAAGCGTAGATTTCTTTAGTCCATGGGTTCAGCTTGTATTGCCCCGCAACAATCAAAAGAGAAGCCATTTGTGCATCAGTCGCAGGTGTTTCAGTGCGGAAAGCTGTTTGAATCAGTGTTTCCTTTAACTCTTGTGGATTAACATTTACCAAACCAAGAGTTTCCGCAACGTTTGCAATCTGTGTAGTAATAAGTGTTCCGTTTACAGGTGCGTTCATCTTCCAATCCTCAAAATTTAATAGATACGTGCGGAACAAAGCCTTTATTGATTGCTTGCAAAATCTCTTTGCCTTTTGCTTCATCAATGCCCAAAGCCAATAATCCTTTAAGTGCTTCATTACAGATTTTTTTACGGTGAGCTTGGTTTGCTTGACGCGCCTCTTCTGCTTGGCGTTCAGCCTCTAGCTTCGCAGCTTGTTCAGCTTCAATGCGTTTACGTTCAGCTTCAGCTGCATGTTGTGCACGCAATTCAGCAGCTTCTTTTTCAGCAACCAAACGAGCTTCACGTTCAGCGGCTTCACGTTTTTCACGCTCTGCTTTTGCAATAGCTTCTTGCTTTTCTCGCTCTACACGATCAGCTTCTTCTTTGGCTTTACGTTCAGCTTCAAGGCGGGCTTTTTCAGCAGCTTCAAGGCGGGCTTTTTCAGCAGCTTCATGTGCAATACGTTCTTCATGTTCTCGCTGTAAACGTTCTTGTTCAGCTTTGCGTAGGCGTTCAAGTTCAGCAGATTCAGCCTCAAACTTTTCACGATCTACAAGGGCATTGCGCAACTTGTCTAAAGTCTCAAGCTTTGCAAGTTTTGCTTCTTGCTCGTATTCCTCAAATGAAGCATCTACTTCAAAACCTTCTAGTTCTAAGATGCGGTTTTTAATTTCAAGAGATTCTTGATAAGGAGTACGGTCATCATGAAGGCTTCTAATTGCTCGAATATTTGCCTGATGTTTTTCAACACGATCTTTCTCTGCTTGTTCCCAAGCGTCACGTGGTGCCAAGATTTCATCACGTAATAAATCAAACTTCTTAACAATTGAAATTCGATCATCATCAATCACTTTAATTTGAGCTTTTTGTTCAGCAACTAATTCTTTGCCACATTTCTCAATAAGTGTTTTTGACTTACTGATTTTCAAAGCAAGCGAACCAATCGCATCACGGCCTTTCTTAGTGCTTACGTCTGGCACATGAGAACGAACTTCTTGAGCAATACGTTCATACAATTCATCTGTACCACCACGTTTAGCGAAAGCCGCTACAATTACGTTTTGTTCTAATACTTGTAATTCATTAACTTGTGTATTTACTGGCGCATTCATAATCTTCTCCTAATTCTTTTCTCTGAAAAATTTATTTGCACATCCGTAGTTATCAACTACTTTTTCTTTTCCATCTTTTACGCAAATAACTTTTCCACTATGGTTTTCAAGAAACCACTTCATCGCCTCTAAATCTGAATAAACCTTATCCATCACACCACTCCTGCTTCTTCATCTGCCAATTCTTCGGCGTAGTATTTAAGTTGCTCGTTTAAGCTATTTACTTGTGCGTCTGTAAGCTTGAAACGCAAACCAATCGGTGACTCTATGCCGTCTTTATCAGTCACTACAGCATGAGTTTTGGTGTCTACCACAAGCACTTCATATTCTTGGTCACGTGCACAACCACTGAACTGTTCATTTACTTCACGGGTGTCACAAGTCGTTTCAGCTTTGATCTGGCAGTTAAGTACGTTGCAGCCGTAAGTTAGGTCGAAATAAACCGTATCACCTTCAACCTGAATGTCTGTAGACAAGTCCAAGTAATGGAAAGAAGGGCACAGCAACTCAGGTTTGTTAACTAACATATTCATCAGTTAGCTCCTTCCACTTGCACACGCACATACATGTTCTGTTTTGCTTTGAGTTCGTTGACATGTTGCTCGTCGGCACAGCCTTTTAGGAATGCAAATACAATGAAGGTGATAACCCAGAAAGCTATGAATGCTTTCGAGCCATCCCTAAAGGCTTGGCTAAGCTTGTACTTTTCAATTCTTTGATTCATACTTATCTCACTCGTTGAGTAAAAGTCCCGTCGGTCAGATGTCTGGGACTTTTTTGTTATCTGGTGAGATTTATTAAACCAAAGGTATAAAATAAAAGCAAGCACAAATTAAACCATAGGTGAAAATAATTTATGATTAGGTTTAAATATGCTTTAATAGACAAAAGAAAACCCACACAGGGTGGGTTGTATGGAGTTTATTATGAATCAAGAACAAGTATTCCAACTTATCCTGGCTTTAATTCAACAAGGTTGCACAGATCCTGATGAAATAGTTAGCACTATCAAAACTATTTCAGAAAAAGTATTCTAGTTTTCCTGAGGAACGTGCTCATTTCCTCTAGCAACGCTATGGCATTGTGAATAAAGTTTTAACCAGTAATCTCTAGACTTCTGTTCGTCGGCTACATTTTTATTTTGAGCCATAGTAAAACCAACTTCCTTATTGGCGATTAATACCATCAATTCATAAGCAACACGAGCTTCAGAGTTATTTTTTAATTCCAATGGTCCATTTAAAACTACTTTATCTGTCATTACATTTCTCCACCCGATCTGTTGTTAAGACTGTGTCGGGTTCACAGTTTATTAATCTTTTGTGTTATTAATTTTCTGACCTAGCTTTCCTTCTTTTACCAACTGCACGACCTGCTCATTAGTAAGCACAGGAATAAAGACTTTGTCGCCAATATCTTTGGAAAGAATCTTCACTTCTTCGGCTGTTAGCACCAAAGCTTCACCATGTTTCGCAGCATCATTGATGCGAGCAATAATCTGATTGATTGGTAGTTTTGCGTTATCCAATTCCATTCTCCTTTTTTAACCTGCACGCCAAAATTGGCGACCCATAACTTTAAAATTCAATCCATTTTGCTCCGTGACTTCACGATCTCTGTATTTAGGATTTAGGCTGTGCAGAATCAGTTTCCCGCCTTCTTCCTTGAAAATCTGCTTAATCATGCCTTCACCCTCAAAGTAAACAGCATAAATTTGACCATCGATAATGTCGGTTTGGGATATATCAATGCCAACCAAATCCCCATCATCAATCTTGTCCGCCATGCTGTCGCCTTTAGCCTTGATGATGCGCATGCAATCAGGATGAACATTTTTTTGTTTAAAAAAACTAGGTGGGAATGGCTGTTTTCCATTGATCACATCAAAGTGAAACTCTATAGACTCTCCTGTGCCACAAGAAAAACTTGCCTCTACCACATCAATCCAGATAAATCCATCATCCCCACCATACTCAACTACTGACGGGCTTTGAATATCATTCACATCAAATGATGATTCATCTTTCTTGGATAGACCGTGCTTATCCATAAATTCTTGCATGTTGAAGTTGGTTAAATTTTGTTTTTTCTTCCCGTTTAGAAGCCATCCGGCATCAACTTCTAAAAGTTCGGCCAACTTATCCAAAGTCTCTTTGCCAATCTGTCCTTTTTTCCATTTAGAAGGCGCTTGAGGAGTCAGGCCAATCATTGTGGCAGCTTTAGACCATGATAATTTCTTTGCTTTCAGTGCTTCCTGAATGCGCTCAACCATTGTGCTCATAACTTTCATCGCGTGAAACCTTTGGTTAAATTTTCGTATAAAAAATATAAAATTGTAAGCAACCATAGGTTGAAAATAATTTTAACTCATGGTTTAATAAAAATATTAATTAGGTTTAAATAAGGTTTAAGATATGAATCCTATTCAACAAGCCATTGATGCTGTTGGTGGGCGAACCAATGCAGCGTCATTACTTGGGATATCCTACGTTGCTGTAAGAAAGATGGCAGAGAAAGGTGTATTGCCACGTACTGATTACACAGGTGAAACCAACTACGCACAGATTCTTGCTGAGCACAGTAACGGGAAAGTGACTCAAGAATGGCTACTCGATAAAGCAAATCCAAAACATTTAGCGGCATAAGGAAAGTTTTATGAGCCTTGAAAAAAAATCTACGCATGTGCGTTTATCTCCCGAAATCCATGAACGAGCTAAAACACTCGCTTCTGTAAAAGAAAAAGACCTTGCCAGCTATTTGGCTTTCTTGCTTGAGAAAGAAATCGTAGGTGAGTGGCATGTCTTTAATTTACAAGCAAAAGCTTTTCAGCGCTTGGGATTAGGCGCTTTAGTACGGGATATCTCTACTGAAATCAGCTTCGATGAGGAACCAGAAGGGATTAACGGGGATTTAGATAAATAAAAAAGCCTGATTTCGTGGATCAGGCTCAATGTTCAATCGGAGA